ATACTCTGGAGACTCTGGAATTATTGTTGGATTTGGAACAACTAGTGTAGGATCATCGACAAATCAAATTATTTTAGAATTACATATCCCTTATGAATCTGAACTAAGAAATACTGCCTTAGTAGGAAGTGCCGTTACATTAAGCACAATATCCAGAGGTGATTATTTTACAGTATTCAATTCTAATGTTTCGGTTGGCAAGACAAACAGTATTTTCAGATCTTTTGATACTTCCAACAATTTAGTAGCAATTACAACATCATACATTGATTCAATATATCAAGCAGCGTCTGTTAGTACTGTAACAAGAACTGTGGGTGGAGTTTCAACTAGTGTTTTACAAGTTAATGCAAATATTGTTGGATTATCCACTTTAGGATTTAGTTCTACTACGGAATCTTTTGACTCAACATTGTTTACTTTAGACAATACTGGATTATCTATTTTTACCGGAGGAATATCTACCTCAAATTATTTTGGAGAATTTAGTTGGGGTAAGGTGGTACTAACTAGAAGAACTAAACAATTGTCTTACGAGGCAAGAACTTTAAGTGGTATTTCTGGAATTTCAACCTCAGATTCTATATTCAGAACAAAGCACTTGAGATTTGAAAACTACGCCACTTAATTTATAAATATTTTTAAACCCAAAGAACATGGCAAGACAGGGAATAGGTACTGGATCATCCCCAAATGATGGAGCTGGTGATACTTTAAGATCTGGTGCCGGAAAAATTAATTCAAATTTTTCTGAAATTTATAATTATTTTGGAGATGGCACCACTTTAGATTATAAAAGTGGCATATGGAATACTGTAAGTGTTGGTATTAATACCCTTTCTAATGTTGGTGTCGGCACCACTAATCCAACCTCCACTTTAAGTGTAGGTGGTAATGCCAATATAACGGGAGTTGTAACTGCTTCTTCATTTGTTGGTAGTGGTGCAAGCATTACAGGAATTACCACCACTAACATAACAGATTTTTCCAGATCATCTGGTTCTACTATTGGTTTAAGAACAGATGTATCAGCAACAACAGGATCTGTTGGTGCTGCTGCTACAACCAATCTTAGTATTACTGGTTTTAAAACATATGGATTGCTTAAGGTTGGAATTACTAGTGCCGCATGGGTAAGACTTTATGTTGATGCGGCGTCAAGAACCTCAGATGCTGACAGATCTTATCTAGTTGATCCTGCCGCTGGTTCTGGATTGATTGCTGAAGTTCGTACAGAAACTGCTGGAATAAGCACGTTCTTAATGACTCCCGGAGTCATTGGATGGAACAATGACTCAACCACTGGAAGCACTGTTTATGCTGCAGTAACTAATAATGAAGCAAGTGCTGCAACAATTACTGTCACATTATCTGTAGTAAAAATGGAGAACTGATGACACAGTACATAGTAACCGTTAAAAAAGGAACTGACATTAATTCGTTTTACGATGAGATGGAAACCCTTGGTGGAAGTTCTACCATACCAGATAGAAAAGTAACTTGTTATGATAGAAGGCCTATTAGTAGAAATACCGGATATGATTTAGAGGATAGTGAAATTAGTTCATTATTAGAAGATGAAAGAGTAATAGCAATTGATAAACAATCTTTGATAGATTCTGTGCAAGTGAGGCCTTCATGGGTGCAAACTTCATCCGATTGGGACAAAAGTTCCTCTGCGGCAAATACCAATAAAAATTGGGGATTGTATAGATCTGTTAGAGGTTCTCAAGTATCAAATTGGGGTTCTGATGAAACTTCGGATGCTAGTGCTACTGTTACAACAACATCTTCAGGGAAAAATGTAGATGTTCTTATTGTTGATGGACATTTAAATACAGGGCACCCTGAATTTGCAGTAAATGTTGACGGATCGGGTGGAACAAGAGTTCAACAGTTCAACTGGTTTTCTCTAACAAATCAAGTTACTGGAGGATCTAATGGAACTTATCCATACAGATCAGGTTCTTCATTAAATAATGCTAATGACAATCATGGAATGCATGTTGCAGCAACTGTTGCAGGAAATACGCAAGGTTGGGCAAGAGATTCAAACATTTACTACATAAGTCCTTACGCTGATAATGGAGGAGATGGAATTGCAAATGGTTATCTTTTTGAGTATATTTTAGCGTGGCATAATCAAAAAACAGTAAACTCAAATACTGGAAGAGTTAATCCAACCATTGTTAACAATAGTTGGGGAGGAACTTATACACTTACAAGATCTAATATTTCAAGTATCACATATAGAGGCACCACAAGTTCTTCAACTCCATTTTCTGATTCAGATTTAAATGGATATGGTATAGTGGATTATACTGCAACGAATGTTTATGTAAGTGCTTATATCTCATCTCTTGTTGCGGACATAGAGGATTGCGTAGATGCTGGAATAATTTTTGTCGGTGCTGCAGGAAACGACTCAACAAAAATTGATATTCAAGGTGGTGATGATTATGACAACTCTATAACACATTCTGGTACGGGGTATAATTATCACAGAGGAAGTTGGAACGTCTCTGGTGCAAAATCTGGTGTTGGTGGACAAAGGCTTTCAATATGTGTAGGTGCAGTCAGTGCATTAGCAAATGAATCAAAAGCAACCTTCAGTAATTGTGGGCCAAGAGTAGATATATTTTCTCCTGGATTTAACATTATTTCTGCCGTTAATGATGGAACTGTCACTGGAGGTTCAGTAACAACTGTCAACGATACTAGAGATTCTTCATATAAACTAGCGAAATACAATGGAACAAGTATGGCATCTCCACAAGTTTGTGGTGTTCTAGCTTCTTTACTTGAACAATATCCAAACATGAATCAAAATGATATAGAAGAGTATTTAATACAACATCGAAAAACGAGTCAAATGACTACGACTAGCGGTGGTTATACTGATAATACAGATCTTCAAAGTGCTGGAAATAACTATCTTTTTTATAATAAAGAAAGGACTGAAACTGGCGTAACTATTCCTAGATATTCATATAGTTCTAGGAAAGCAACAACTGACGGAGTAAAATATCCTAGAACAAATAGGATGGTAACCAAACGCCAGTAAACTGTAATAAATAAGTAAAAAACACGCAAAAATGGCTGCGATTATAACTGATCAACTTCGTATATTGAATGCAAAAGATTTTGTTGCTAGTGTAGCATCCACTAGTAATTCTTTCTATTCGTTTGTGGGACTTCCCAATCCTACTGATGTTGATGCAAGTTGGGATAGCAGTCCTCCAGATCCAAGGGATAACTTTGATGAGGAGAACAATTATTGGGACACGATGATTGCTCTCAAAAAAATTGACTCTGAAGACGTTAAGCAGGTGATCAGAAAAATCACTTGGCGATCTGGAATCACATACGATATGTATCGTGCTGATGTGAAAGCGACGAGTCCCTCACAACCATCAAATGCTATCACTTTATATGAAGCAAATTATTATGTAATGAACTCCGATTACAGAGTTTATATTTGTTTGCAGAATGGATCGAATCCTGAGAATCCAAGTGGAAGAGCATCTCTTGATGAACCTACTTTTACAGATTTAGAACCAAGAGAAGCGGGAACCAGTGGTGATGGATATATATGGAAATATCTTTACACAATCAAACCTGGTGATATTGTAAAGTTTGACTCTACAAACTTTATGCCAGTTCCAAAAAACTGGACTACAACCACGGAAGCTAATATTACTGCAGTCAGAAATAATGCTAATACTAGTGGACAACTTAAAATTGTCAAAATCACTAATAGAGGTGTTGGTTTAGGAACCGCAAATAGAACTTACACTCAAGTTCCAATTAAAGGTGATGGAAACGGAGCAGAGTGTACTATCGCAATCAATAACAATTCAAATGTAGAGTCTGTTACAATTTCCAAGGGTGGTTCTGGATATACATTTGGAACTATTGATTTAGTAGCAGGTAATGTACCTACAGGGACAACAGCACCTGTCTTTGATATAATTATTCCTCCACAAGGAGGACATGGTGCCGACATCTACAGAGAACTTGGAGCAAGAAACGCATTAATCTACTCCAGAATTGAAAACGACACTGAAAATCCTGATTTTATCACTGGAAACGAAATTGCAAGAGTTGGATTAGTTCAAAATCCAAAAGCATACAATACATCGTCGAATCTTTCACTTAATAAAGCAGCTGCTACCTATGCACTTAAATTAACGGGTGCTGGTTATAGTTCTGCAACATTTACTGCAGACGCTTTTATTACTCAAACCGTTGGACTTGGTTCAACTGCTGTTGGTAGAGTTGTATCATATGATCAAACCACTGGAGTTCTTAAATATTGGCAAGATAGATCCACTGCAGGATTTAACACTGATGGAAGCAAGAATACGACTCCAGAATATGGGTTCAGAATGAACAGATTTACACCAAACATTACGGATGGTGGATCGTTCAATATCATTGGTGGATCTGCGACTCTCGCTATTCAAACTTCATTTACGGGTGTATCAACCGAAATAAATAGTCGTACTTATTACCTAGGGCAGTCCTTTACTGAGGGTGCTGCTCAGCCTGAAGTTGAAAAATATACGGGTAATATCATTTACGTAGATAATAGGCCGTCTATTACAAGATCGTCCAGTCAAAAAGAAGATATCAAAATTATCTTGCAGTTCTAA